CCTTCTCCGCCAGCTCCTTGTTCTGGATTGAGGAGGTTATTGTACTGCTTATTAATTCGTTGAATAGTTGACAAAAAAAAAGCATACACCCGTAAACCTCCAAAAACTTTGCCCCTAGCAAGTCATCTGCTACCCTATCATGAGGCACTACCCCATAGCCTTGGTATCTCTTGCCCTGCATGGGTAGAAAGAAGCAGGCAGCAATCTTGTTAAGCTGCATGATCTCACCGCTAAAGGCTAGAATATCTATGTACTGCCCCGCTGTGATTTCGTTTACTTCATAGCAGAACTTGTATTGGTTATCCCCTACCTGAAGAAAGTCTACAGGCTTGGTTTCAGGCAGGTTATCAAAGAAAGATAGCTTTTCGCCATACTCTTTTATCAAGTCCCTGTACTTATAGTCATCGTATTCTCGCTCATTTTTACCCTCGATCACCGCTAGCATTTTCTGCTGCTTTTCGATTATGTTTAAATTTGCGTTTACCTCGATATCGTACAAGGTTATGAATTGACCGACAGTTAATTTGTCCCACATGGCTTTAAATATATTTTATTGGTTTGATGTTTTTATCTGAAGGAGTACCTGCCCAAATGGCTCTTTGAAATCTTGTTTACTACCGAGTAGCGCAAGGCATCCAGAGCGTGGTTGAAATTATCTACGGGCTTGTTAGTCATCTGCCCGTTTTTATCTTCAATATACTTATAGTTCCTCAGTTCTTTGATAAGGTTAAAACTGCTTTCGGTTGCAATCAGCTTGTATCTACGGATTATGTCTATCCCTATGTTGATAGATCCTTTGATAGTAGGCTTTACATTCCATCCCATCCTGTAGATTTCTTCAATGCTTTTAGGCTCTGCTGAATCGGCATAGATTTCATTACTGCGATCTAGTCCCAATACTTTCATTTCGTTTGCGATGTCTTGGTTAGTCATTCCTGTGCGGTATAGCAATTCATCGACATACATATTATCCTCAAGAATGTAGGTTCTTACTAGGCTAGTAGGATCACTTGAGTATCCAAAGTCAAGGCCGTAGCTTACTAGCTTTGCCTCCTTTGGTATTTCTTTTGTAGTTGAGAAAGTATATACTAGGGATCTAGCCTGCCCACGTTCTCCTAGGCCGTAGACCCTCCAATAGTTTTCATCTATCCCTTTGAGCCTTTCAATTTCTTCTTTGATGACATCGCCTAAAAATGGGTTATCCTTGTAGGTAGTTTGGAAAAAGTCAACATCAGCCCTAGGTAGTACCTGATCGTAGATCCAATGGAACTCTTCACTTGGATTGTAGTCAAGTATGACCTTTTCATTTGTACGGAATAGAAGCTGCGTCCAATCTTCCTGAGTTAATTCGTTTGCTTCGTTTGCGAAAAGTAGATCACGCTTTCTACCCCTGATTTTTTGAGGCATATCTAAACTTATAAACTCGATTGTGTTTTCGTTTAGCCTGTATTCGTTATTGCTTTTGCTGTGGTAGTCTTCCGAATATATGTCATGATCCTTAAGAATCTGAAAAAAGTCTCGCATCACCGTACCCCTCAAAGCAGGAAAAGACTTTCGGCAGATCGTGATTATCTTGCCCTCATTCCTTTGGCAGTAAGCAAAGATTATCCAAAGCAGGATGTTAAAGGTTTTTCCTGATCTAGTGCCTCCCTGCTGCACTACTATCTTAGCTGTGCTTTCTTCAAGATGCCTAAATACTTTGTTTGTCTGGATGCTATTTGTCTGCATCGATTATAGTCACCTCAAAAAGTTTCTTGCCATCTGCACCGGTTACCTCCTGCCTTTCAACATAGCCTCTGGATTTGCCCTGAGTTTTAAGAAAGAAAATTATAGCAGTAGTATCCCCGCCATCAATCTTCTGATCTAGCTTACTTTCGACAAAATCTAGCCTAGTATTCCGCCCTTCGATTACGGCCTGTTCTAAGCCCTCCTGCTCGATCCATTTGTACAGGGTAACTCTATCTACCTGCAAGGATCTTGCAGCCGTAGAAAGGTTGCCAAATGCCTTCACGATGGCTTTCTCTATTACAGATGTATCAGGCTTTTTCATAGTGTTGAGTTTTGGTAATTATTTAGCCCTTGGGTCTATGTTATTAGCCCGCCTGTTTGCCCTTACTGCAGCTGTATTTTGAAGCCTACTAACTTCCATTTTAAAGGGGTAACAGTGTTTCATATTTTCTAGGGTATAATAAACTATTGATGCTCGGTAAGGGTTTTCTTTTGTTTTAATTATTGGTAAGCACCCATGAATTTCGCCTTGGCCGTTAAAAATTGACAAAAAGCTATCTTCTTGAGAAAGTGCAAACCCGTACTCAGGGAAAACAAGTTCACCCCCAATAATACCATCTTTAAGTATTAAGACGTTTGAAAGATTACCTCTAAAGTTGCCAGAATCCCTGTGGTACTTAATTGCGTGATTTACGTTTATGTTTGCTGTAGTAAATGGGGCTTTTTTTTCAATTACATAATCATCATTAACGCTTTCTTGTATTGTCTTCAAGTCGTGGTCGTATTGGTCTGGCAAGTATTTGCTGTAGATTTCTGTGAGTTTTGGCAAAAAATTAAACAAAATATTTGCGTTTTCTTTTTCATTTTTTGTCTGTGCAGAAAATCTTCAAAAATCATTCCTTAAAGCTACCCTAGGCAAGCTACCAAAAACGCTAGATTGTGTAGGTAGTGCGTTTGTCCTGTATGTTTTTACATACTTAGTATTTATACTAGCTTCCCTAATTAGCTTTGTGTATTCAGCGCCTATTTTTATATAAAGCCCTACATTTATACCATTTTTTGTGAATAAAGTATCTTCATCTATCAAAATATTGTAGTCTGATTTTTTAGGTGTTTGCTTTATTAAATTATCACAGTCCCTAATTTTTGTTAATTCAAATGTTTTCATTTTCCATCAATTTTAGTACTACTTGGCTATGGTTTTCTAAACCGTGTTTTTCTTGCAAATTATTAAACCACGTAACGACATTTTCAAACGTATCGTTGTCATAAACTAAGAACATTCTTTTAATTTCCGCATCTAGAAATTTATCTAATTTAGATGATTGATCTAGGCCGTCATAGTTAGTAGCGTTTGTCATGTCATCAACATTCCATACATCAAGACCCCAGCTAGATATAATTTCGGCATCCCATTCATTAGCAATAATATCCCAGTCCCACTCTCCGAATCCTACATTGTCCTTAATAATAAACTGCTTCTGTTCATCTTCTGTAAGATCATCTGCAAAGATCACCGGTACTTCTTTTAGCCCTGCTTCCTTGCAAGCCTTTAGCCTCATGTTGCCACCTAGTACTATCATGTCAGCATTCACCACTATAGGCCTGATCTCTAGCATCTTTGGAAACTCCTGAATAGAATTGACTAGCTTTCTGAACTTGTCATCCTTAATAACCCTAGGGTTATTCGGGTTGCTTTTGATCTCGGATAGCTTTACGTTTTTAATCTCCATTAGTCTAGTTTTTCGTTTGCTACTTGTATAGCCTCCAAGGGTTCTACTTCTTTTTCCTCTAGCTGATTAGGGATGCCCGCATCGTCTAGTAACTTCTTGAATAGGTAGGCTAGATCAAAGACCCCTTGTTCTTCATCTTCAAGGGTTATGCTGATCACTTTTTTTGCGCTGTTAAAATTTAACTGAAATTTTGCCATGATATATTTGTTTTGGTTTTAGTTTAATTAATCCATCCATTTGCCATGAGTCCTGAGATGCCAAAACCTATGTTTTAGCACCTCAAAAATCAAAGATGTAAGGCTGTCAGATTCATAGACTCCTGCGCTTACTTCTAGTTTAAATTTTGCCATGATTAAAAAGGTAGATCGTAGGTTTCTTCCATCAAAGGTGCAGGAGCAGTAGGCATCTTGTTAACCTGTGAGGTTAAATTTTCTTCCTTTTTGTAATCGTTTAGGGTGATAGCCACATCCTTCCCGTACTCATTCGGAGCATCGTATATATTTACGTTTAGGTTAACATACTTCTTCCCGTTGTAGGTGT